TCAGGAGCATTTCTGATTAACGCCACCGTTAAGAATCCACCCTTCAACAGCCTCACGAAGGTATGATTTGGGGTGGGTTCTGACTGGCTTCGGAAATCCGTGCCGTTTGGTATAGTTCCAGATTGTCTGACGTGATGAAACACCGAGCTTGTTCATCACTTCTTTCTCAGGAATCAGGCTGGTATCGGTCATCTTAATTCTCCAGGAAATAAAAAACCGCCATCAGGCGGCTTGGTGTTCTTTCAGTTCTTCAATTCGAATATTGGTTACGTCTGCATGCGCTATCTGCGCCCATATCATCCAGTGGTTATAGCAGTCGTTGATGTCCTCTGCTTCGATAACTCTGTTGAATGGTTCTCCATTCCATTCACCTGTGACTCGGAAGTGCATTTATCATCTCCATAAAACAAAACCCGCCGTAGCGAGTTCAGATAAAAGAAATCCCCGCGAGTGCGAGGATAGTTACTTGTTCATATTATTAATCGTCAATGTATTTTGAGCATTGTGGGCAATCATCGATCCCACAATACGATTCATATGCATCCTTTATTGCGTCGCGGGCTTCAGTAAGAGTATTGAATAAGTTGCAGCTATTATCTTTTTGATATAGGTAAGTTCCTAATTTATAAGCAGAAGAAGCATCATTTCCGCTGTCTAAAATTACATCGTTATGGATTCTGCACCTTGCAAGAACTCCTGATCCCATAAGGGTCTGCATAGCCCATTGCTCTTGATCTTCACACAAATCATGAATGCTCATTTCAACACCTCTCTTCACGTTTCACACACGTTAAGATTAACAGTGTTTTTACATGCTTTGGAAGATTTATTTTATAAAAACTCTTTTAATACAAATAGATATAATAGTTCACTATTATAGCTCCTTTAATCGAGGCGGTTCTGGTAGAGGCATCCAGTGGGTTACCTCTTTGAGATACAGGTCTTCGCCATCACCGTCATCCCAAGTTGGATTGCCATCATTAAACCAGTCGCCATATACGCCGACCTGAGTGTTGGGGATGTTTGGTGGGTAGTTGTTTTTAAAGTCAGCTGCTAACACATAGCATTGTCGCTCTCCCATTTCTGGCATTCGCTCACTACAGCTTATCCAACCATCCGGAGTTACCGGATAGTTGCCGGGTTCTTTAATGTGCAAGCGAGGCTCACCATCTTTTGGCTCAGGCCACTGGCGCTCCATGTTGATCTTCAATTTATCTTCCATAGCAGCGGTAATTTCAGCATCGCTGATGCCAGCACGGCGCTGTGCATCCCACAACAGAAACTGCATATCAGCCCACTCGCTAAGATCGTCTGGTTCGGCTGCGGCTTCCAGTGCCTCTTTTGAGAGATGTTTCAGCGGACCAATGGGGCCAACGCAGCCAAATGTGGAGTCAGACCATTTGGCATGCTCGTGGCGAATCTGTTCGCGTTCCAGTGATGCCAGTGCAATTCGTGCCAGTTCCATTTGTTCGCCACGAGTAAGTCCGTTATCAAGCGGATTTTTAATGAATAATTTGATACGTTCTTTGGTTATAGCGCTCATATCACTCTCCTTTGATGCGAATGCCTGTTGCAATGCTGTTTATGATGCTGTCAGTGCATGGGGTAGAAAGCTGGGCATCTCCAGCAATTCTCATGACCTCAACATCTGCATATCGAATACCGAGGTGTATCAGACCGGCTATACCTGACTTAAGCCGAGCATTTTCCATAAACAGATCCTTTGCCCGCTGTTTTTCTGCCTCAAGCTCAACGCGCAACTTCCCTACCGTTAACGCAATATCCTCGTTCTCTTGGTCGCGGCGTTTGATGTATTGCTGGTTTCTTTCCCGTTCATCCAGCAGTGCCAGCACAACCTGAGGTGTGACTTTCATACGAAATGCCAGCAATTTTTGAGGCGTTGCTACTGTTTCAATTGCTACTGCCGCCTCACGCAGTGCCTGAGAGTTAATTTCGCTCACTTCGAACCTCTCTGTTTACTGATAAGCTCCAGATCCTCCTGGCAACTTGCACAAGTCCGACAACCCTGAACGACCAGGCGTCTTCGTTCATCTATGGGATCGCCACACTCACAACAATGAGTGGCAGATATAGCCTGGTGGTTCAGGCGGCGCATTTTTATTGCTGTGTTGCGCTGTAATTCTTCAATTTCTGATGCTGAATCAATGATGTCTGCCATCTTCCATTAATCCCTGAATTATTGGTTAATACGCTTGAGGGTGAATGCGAACAATAAAAAAGGAGCCTGTAGCTCCCTGATGATTTTGCTTTTCATGTTCATCGCTCCTTAAAGACGCCGTTTAACATGCCGATCGCCAGACTTAAATGAGTCGGTGTGAATCCCATCAGCGTTACCGTTTCGCGGTGCTTCTTCAGTACGCTACGGCAAATGTCATCGACGTTTTTATCCGGAAACTGCTGTCTGGCTTTTTTGATTTCAGAGTTAGCCAGACGGGCAATGCTGCGAAGGGCGTTTTCTTGCTGAGGTGTCATTGAACAAGTCCCATGTCGGCAAGCATAAGCACACAAAATATGAAGCCCGCTGCCAGAAAAATGCATTCCGTGGTTGTCATACCTGGTCTCTCTCATCTGCTTCTGCTTTCGCCACCATCATTTCCAGCTTTTGTGAAAGGGATGCGGCTAACGTATGAAATTCTTCGTCTGTTTCTACTGGTATTGGCACAAACCTGACTCCAATTTGAGCGAGGCTATGTGCCATCTCGATACTCGTTCTTAACTCAACAGGAGATGCTTTGTGCATACAGCCCCTCGTTTATTATTTATCTCCTCAGCCAGCCGCTGTGCTTTCAGTGGATTTCGGATAACAGAAAGGCCGGGAAATACCCAGCCTCGCTTTGTAACGGAGTAGACGAAAGTAATCGCGCCTACCCGGATATTATCGTGAGGATGCGTCATCGCCATTGCTCCCCAAATACAAAACCAATTTCAGCCAGTGCCTCGTCCATTTTTTCGATGAACTCCGGCACCATCTCGTCAAAACTCGCTATGTACTTTTCATCCCGCTCAACCACGACATAATGCAGGCCTTCACGCTTCATACGCGGGTCATAGTTGGCAAAGTACCAGGCATCTTTTCGCGTCACCCACATGCTGTACTGCACCTGGGCCATGTAAGCCGACTTTATGGCCTCGAAACCACCGAGCCGGAACTTCATGAAATCCCGGGAGGTAAACGGGCATTTCAGTTCAAGGCCGTTGCCATCACTGCATAAACCATCGGGAGAGCAGGCGGTGCGCATACTTTCGTCGCGATAGATGATCGGGGATTCAGTAACATTCACGCCGGAAGTGAATTCAAACAGGGTTCTGGCGTCGTTCTCGTACTGTTTTCCCCAGGCCAGCGCCTTAGCATTAACTTCCGGAGCCACACCGGTGCAAACCTCAGCCAGCAGGGTGTGGAAGTAGGACATTTTCATGTCAGGCCACTTCTTTCCTGAGCGGGGCTTTGCTATCACGTTGTGAACTTCTGAAGCGGTGATGACGCCGAGCCGTAATTTGTGCCATGCATCATCCCCCTGTTCGACAGCTCTCACGTCGATCCCGGTACGCTGCAGGATAATGTCCGGTGTCAT